GTTTTATCAGGGTCTAAGTTTCTAAAATTAAATTCTAGTTCCCCGCCTTTATAGTCTTTTGGATCTGATAATGTAACTGTTACAGATAGTTTTCTTATCTTACCATTTGATGGATCGTTACCTTCTCTCAGGTAGGGTTTATCCCAACCATCACAATGCCAATCATAAAATTGACCTTTAGTGTATTTTGTAAATTGACAAGCTTCAGAAAAATCCCATTGAAAATTCCAACCTGCACTTGCATTTGCTTGATGTACATATGGTTGTATTTCTTTATATATCCATCTATCACTCATCCAAACAATATCTGAATTTCTTTTCTTTTTTAAATCTTTTGTTTGTTTTGCATTTAATTTTTTACCATTACCAAAACCACCAGTTACTGCCATTTGATCTTGTAATTGTTTTCCATAACGAACAATGTCATCACAGATACGTTCTGGAATTGCTGATTGAAAATACCAATAATAATTTGTTAATTGCATATTCTTTCTTTTACCACAATAAAAATAATATAACTGTTTTTAAGAAATTGTCAATGTACCAGAAGCTGTAAACTTAGCTATCTTATCTCCACCTGGATGTGTAGATGCTGTAAATGCACAACAAGGAGTACCTGCAAAAGTAGTTGCACTTGGTGCTCTCACCACCACAATTCCTGAACCACCTATTCCTCTACATCCACTATACCAATTACCACCTCCACCACCACCAGTGTTATCACCTCCATGAGTGCATGAACCACCCGGACTTCCAGCTCCTCCACCACCAGCTCCTGCAGAACCGCCTGAAGAACTACCTGCTCCTCCACCACCGCCAGCATAAGATGTATCAGGTCCTAAAATTGTATTAGGAGCACCAGCTCCACCAGCTCCACCAGCTCCTGATGAGGCATTGCTTCCAACAGCTGTAGCACCACCACCTCCACCACCAGCGTTTGATGCGTTATTACCACCATTATTTCCTTGCGATGGATCTGTTGGAGGAGTATTACCTGCTCCACCTGTACCATCAGATGGACCTCCACCACCTCCTGATCCACCATCCATATCAGAACCTGAACCAGCATTACTACCTATACCACCACCAGCTGAAGTTATTGTTGAAAATACTGAATTGTTTCCTTTTGCTTGATTTCCACCCCCACCTACTGTAACTGAATAGCTACCATTACTTAATGATAATGTTGAACCTTGTAAAGGAGAGGGTCCGTATCCAGAAGCTCTATAACCTCCTGCACCACCTCCACCACCTCCACCAGCACCAGCACCACCAGCTACTACTAAGTAATCTATTGAATGAACTCTTTTAGGCCATGTTCCTTGTTGCAATGCTTTTAATTGACTTTTTGAATTCCACACACCACTTGCTTTGTTTAATTCTTTTACTATTACAATTCCTGAACCACCAGCTCCACCATTTCCATATGTATTGTTTGGACCATTATGTCCTCCAGCTCCACCTCCACCACCAGTGTTTGCTGTTCCTGCAGTTCCATTGTTTGCAGCACCATTACCAGCACCACCGCCACCATTTCCTCCAGCTCCACCAGAACCACAAGTGTGACCAGCTCCACCACCGCCACCAGCGTACACTCCAGAATTTGGTGCTCCTGGAAAATCAGGGCTTATATCTGTTCCAGCTCCACCAGCTCCACCAGTTGTATTTGAATTAGGATTAGCAGAACCAACAGCACCAGCACCTCCACCACCAGCTCCTCCTGAAACAGCAGGATGAGGAGATCCATTTGGATTAAGTACTGATTGTCCTCCATTATTTCCTTGAGGTGGATCAACGGGCGGTGTGTTACCAGAACCAGCTCCAGAAGAATCTGGAAGTCCTGCTGCTGAAATACCACCCCCTCCTCCAGAACCACCTGGTTGACCTTTTCCACAATGTGGGGAAGGTGGTCCAGATGTTTGTCCACCACCAGTTGATGTATGAGTTGCATCATTTCCTACAATGTTTGAATCACTACCTTTTCCACCTGCAGTTCCACCACCAGGTCCAGATGCACCACCAGCGCCAATTGTAACAGGTACGGCAGTGCTTCCACATACAGGTACTTCAATATTTCTTAAACCGCCAGCACCAGCACCTCCTGCTCCAGCGCCAGCACCGCCTCCACCAGCTACTATACCAACTTGAACAAATCTAGTACCTGCTTGTGTGCAAACGTTTCCTGAAGATGTTACTGATGTAATTAAATCTTTTCCAAAAGAAGTATGATTCTTTACACCAATAATTCCGCCATTAGATCTGGCCATTTGAGTCTCCTATTCGGACACCCAAGCTGAACCATTCCAATTATAAACTGTTTTTGGATCTGAAGTGTCGTTTGATTTAGTTGCTTCCCAACCTGTATCGTTGTCAGCGTTGTATTTTGTTTCGTTCCATGAAATTTCGTAAAAAAAACCTGATCCACTAGTTGTTGATGGATAAGTAATTGGTGCTTGCCAATCATCACTACTATCTAGTGCCCATGATTTATAAGGCTGTGGACTTAAAAATTTATTTTTCGATGCATTATATACGTCGTTTATACCTGCATATTTTTTTCTAAAATTATTATTGTAAGAAGTCTGTTTCCATGTTCCACCACCAAAAAAGTTTACACACCATGTTTCACCATCAACGTGTTCATTTGAAGGTACTACATCATTCGCCACAACAACTACTCTTTTTACAACTAGATGAGTATCAGATGTAAAACCTGTTGGATCTGTTTTTGATTCTAATTCTGCAAAGTGTGCCATATTGTTTTCTCCTTAAAAAGTTAATTTATAATTTAATTTTATGTTATAGTCAACGTTCCTGATGCTGTGAATTTTGCTATTTTATCACCACCTGGGTCAGTTGACAATGTTCTTGCAGGTGTTGGGCTTCCTGCTAAAGTAAATCCACCTGGAACTCTAACTACTACAATTCCTGATCCACCATTACCTTGGGTTGCAGTTCCTCCAGGTCCATTATCTGTAGCTGCACCGCCACCTCCGCCTCCAGTATTAGCTGAAGCATTACACCCAGAATCTACTGAAGGTGCACCTGTAGATTGACCTCCACCAGCACCGCCACCAGATCCTCCAGATCCAGCAGTAGCAGGTGTTCCTTCACCTTGAGCTGCTCCACCTCCACCTCCAGCGTAAGAAGTATCTGGTCCTAAAATTGTATTAGGTGCACCTGCACCTCCATTTCCTCCTGCACCTGGAGGAGCATTAGCTCCAACTGCAGTAGCACCACCACCTCCACCGCCAGCAAAAACTCCTGGGACAGCTGCTTGATTAAATCCGTTACCACCATTATTTCCTTGAGGTGGATCTGTTGGAGGCGTATTACCAGCTGCTCCATTTCCAGTAAAGTGTCCTCCACCTCCTGAACCTCCAGTACTAGCAGAACCTCCACCTCCTCCAGCAGAAGTAATAGTTGAAAATATTGAACTGCTTCCACTAGCTCCACCGCAACTATCTCCAGCTCCTCCAGCTCCAACTGTAATTGAATAACAGCCTATTCTTAAACTTAATGCTGTTCCTCTAAGTGGACTTGGTCCATAACCAGAAGCTCTATAGCCTCCAGCTCCACCGCCACCACCTGCTCTATTACCAGCTGCTCCACCACCACCTGATCCACCACCAGCTACTACTAAATAATTTGCTGTTACTCTTCTAGTTATCCAAGTAGAGCATTTAATATTTGAAAAATGATCATTAATATTCCATACACCTGATGCACATTTTGGAACTGTTTCTTTTACAACTACTATACCTGAACCACCATTACCACCAGCTCCTTGACCACATTCATTACCACCCCCGCCACCACCGCCGGTATTAGTTGATCCTGCTGTTGCAGCCGAAGCAGGGCTTTTATTTTGACCACCGTTTCCACCACCACCAGCTCCACCAGATCCTTTTGTTTTACAATTTGCACCGCCGCCTCCGCCACCAGAGTAAGTTACACAACTTCCTGTAATATCGTTTCCTGTTCCTGCACCACCATTACCTGCACTAGGTCCTGATGCATTAGCACCTACTGCACTGGCTCCACCTCCACCACCAGAACCTACATTACTTCCACCGCAATCACTTGCAGTTCCGCCATTACTTCCTTGAGAAGGACTTACGGGAGGAGTATTACCAGAACCTGCTGGTGCGGGAGATTGTTCTGCTGCACCTCCACCTGAACCACCTGGTCCACCTGCTCTAACAGGTGCTCCGCTTCCAGAACCACCTCCAAAACCACCGCCTGTAGATGTCATTATACAAGCTATTACTGAATTACTTCCTTTAACACCTACAGCACCTGATGGAACACAACCAGTAGCTCCATTGCCACCACCTCCTACTGTAACTGCTAAAGCTGCATTAGGCATGGAAACACAAGTTGAAGTTCTATAACCACCTGCACCGCCTCCGCCACCTTTATTAGCTCCACCTCCGCCACCTCCAGCGACTACCATTATCTCTGGCACAGTTGCTGTACAGTTTCTTTTTTGAAAAGTTCCTGATGATGTAAATGTTGTGATTTTAGTAGAGGGCGTACATACTACTCTTAAAGGTCCAATAATTCCGCCATTAGCCATAGCTGATTACCTCCTACGCGTCGTCTAATTCTTCGTATGAAATAAAATAAGTTAGATCACTATTAGCACTTGCTGTAACTGCCAAATGATCTGTTTCATCTAAATAAATTGGATTTTCTAAAAAACTTAATGTTGCGTCTGCTGGAACAGAAATTGTACTTGCAATAGCAACATAGTTAGAACCATTATCCACACTTACTTCAATTGTTATATCTGCGGCATTTGTTCCATCAATGTTACAAATAAGTATTGTATTTACTTTTGCAACTTTATCGTCAGATACATCTAATGCTACTGCTCTTGAAGTAGTAACTGCTCCTGTTGCATTTTTAGCATTAATTGTTGCTACGTTTACTATATTTGGTGTTGCCATAATTGTCTCCTTTTACCCGAATACGATGGCCATTGCAATAGCTTTTCCTACTGTTGCGGCACTCGAATTTGCGTCTATATATGTTACTATTCTTGAAGCAGCTACTTTTCTATTAGTTCCACCTGCTCCATTATCTATTATAAATAAATCAGCATCTACAATAGCTTCTCCAATATCTGTACCACCATCAATGTCTAAATTAGCTATAGAAAATGCACCTGCTGCTGCACCAACATAAGTTTTAACATCTGATGCTGGAATAGTCTTCATAGTCCCACCATCATTAGTTACAATACCATCAGAATCTGCTAATGTTATTGAACTACCAACTGATGTTCCACCATCTAATAAATTTAATTCTGAAGCAGTTGAAGAAACAGCTGTACTTCCTAATGTAAATTGTCCTTCAGGTACAATAAGTCCTGCTCCTCCAGCTAATATTAAGTCATCTGCTGAAGTATCCCACAGCATGTAAGCACTTGCTGTATCCCCAAACAATTTTACATCATAACCTTGATCATCTGCTCCAACTGTAAATGTTGCATCTAATTGTACAGCACCATCAATATCAACAGCATCTAAATTTGTAGTTCCATCGATATCTGCATTTCCAGATATATCTAAAGTTGCAGCGTCTAATTCTCCTGTTAAAGTTACATTTCTAAAACTAGCTGCATCTTTATTTGAATCAACAACAATCT